GTATCTACTATAAGTATTTAAGCATCTTTATATATTCAAATTAATGTCTGCTGTATAGACCCGACGTATATAGATCCCGGAAAATTGAATATTTCGATTTGAAGTATTATATATCTCACTGTTATTATGGCTGAACCAGTAATTACTACACCTACCGCATCCCAAGGTTTTATTATCTGTAAATGTGGAAAAACGACTACGTTTAAAGAAGCAGGCAGTGATGGTAGACCCAAATTCTGCAATGATTGTTACACACCGAAAAAGCGCGAGCCTCCTACTATCAGCCCTATGACAGCCCCTGATTCTAAGAGTTTTCCACCCCACAAGAGGGAAGGTAAATCGGACAAATATAACAAAAACGCGAGAGGAGGAGAACGTAATGTAGACCGTGATTACAAGCCACCGTACTATCATGATGGAAGCACTGACAACAGATCATTTGCCCAAATTTGTAGCCGCCATAAGTATTCTGAAATTATTGCATGGGCCGAGGCTCATCGTACTTTAGGTACATTCCTACCGGAGGAAAAGTAAATGAGTGTAAGTACCTAGTGAGTATTTTTTTACTTAATAATTACAATAGTGATAAATCAATCCTCTCATTCCACCATGAATATAACCATTTCATCTGCGATCCCTTACATCTCTCCTTAATTTCCAATTCTATCAATCTTTGCTTAATAATTTCGCATAATTTTTTAACTCTTGAGTCAGTTTTGTCTAACTTAGAAACAGAAACCCCGAGAGAAGCAATAATTTCGAGCAATATGTTCTTATTTTTTGTTTCACACACTATCCCCTTTTCGATAGTCCTGATATCATTTGTTGATTTGATTTTCTGCACAGGTTTACGAAGTTTAAATTTCATATGATCGGATGCACTTTCTAAATATCCGATGATGATATCGTTTTCTTTATAAACGGTATGCCTGTTCATCGCTGTTTTGTTAACTTCAATCCATTTTCCTGAGGCTGGATTATATAACCGAATAATCCTCCCTATCATATAACCAAGGGGAGTATTTATGTTAACATCTGGTAAACCTTGATCGTAATGTTTCGCCGTGTCTTTGTACTTTGCTACTTCTCCTAACTTAATTATCGCTCCAAGAGAATCCAACATCGCGAGCACATTCCGGTAAGTATCTATTGGATCATCTGTCGTGATATCAAACGATTCTTCGATAGACCAAACTATCGCTTCTTCTGTAAATCGGATCTGAAAATTCGAAGAAAAATCGGATATAAAACTGTATTTACCATTTAAGTCATTACTTATCAATAACGATTTTTTCTCTATATAACTTGAATCTGTTTTTGAGTCGCGGATGAATGCATCAACGCCAATATTCATTTGCGGCCTATTTTTTATTCCGCGTATGTAAGTTTCTACGTCAATAAGTGGCCGCGGATTTCCATAGTGTGTGTATTTTTTAATCATCGCCCGCTCTTTATCACGCATGTTTTCCATACCATCACTATAGATGGTATTTAGCTTGTTGTTATTAATTGGGGATATAGGAAACATAATGTAATACTCACCAATATGTTCTATTTTGTGTTTTACACCATTTAGGTAGACATTTTTTTCGGTATAATCAACGAGTTGGTTTATAGCCGCCGCAGTTGAATCACCATATATAGCCCTAGCATCATTTACCATACCACTCAATACTATAATAAAATTTCCTTCAGAGAATAATGCCGGGTTAATTTCGATGCCAAATGGAGGCTTACGAACACTATCCCATAACGAATCATAAGTCCAGACAGGTTGCAACATGAATAACCTTTTGATAATATAGCTAATAACCTTGATTTCTTCATTATAATACCCATATGCTGTATAGGTACTCAAATTTAGGTCACTCAGTTGGTAATCTGGGGAGGTGTATACGGGATCAAAATACAAATTACCAAGCATAGCTACTGGGCCAGGTTTACCAGCCGGGAAATATTGAGCTTTCAATTCCTGAGGCATGATAATATCTCTATGAATATCTGCGTCGAGTGCCCGCTTGTTAAATTCCCGCTCAATATCTTGGATAACCATGTAATCACTTAGTTTGTCAATATAACGATACATTTCCGGGCTGATTGGGTCCGCTGTTGGCACATTTTTGTTAGTAGTTGACACCAACATGCGTATTTTAACTTTTCTTTGATCGGGAGGAAGATTGATATGTGAATTAGTACGAACACATCTGCCAAATACTTGTATAAGAGTAGGGATATTGATAGGCAGAGTAACTATGATGAGGTTTTGGATATCGATAAAATTATAGGATTCTTTGATTATTTTTGATCCAATCAAAATCATAAATCGCAACCCGTGCCTGTTTTCTGCCGAATTGTATTTAGCTAGAGATTGCTCCATGACAGCCTTCTCGATATCGCTATGGGCGAATACAAATCTAACTGGGTAAAATTCATGTTGTGATGAAGTAGTATGCTCTTCCATAGATTTTCCGCATACGGCGCAGATGGTATTATCTGTCGGCTCACTATATTCATCTAACATATTGTTAGCCTTAAGAAGTTCTTGGATAAATATTGCACCAGACATAATTTTGCGATCATGATAGATCATTATCTTTTGGCATTTATTTGGGTCGCCTCCGCTTTCGCCGATTATTTCCGTAATCAGTTCTAGTAATGTTTTGTATTTTGTGGAATACTTGCCGATATTTGAATATTGAAGAAAATCTCCGACGATTACATATCCCGATACGGACCTCTTAAGATCAATAAGATTTTTCTCTTTCCATTCTTTACTAGCATTTGGTATCAACGATCTGATTTCAGAAGATCTAAAAAGGCCAATGTCATTAATCGGATTAGGAAGGCTTAAATCATAAATAGAATACCCATCTGTCGGGATGCTATGATAGCTACCAGTAACCACTGATTCACCGCCCGTTTGTTCTTCTTCATCAGGTGATATTAGTAACTTACTATCGTTAATTTCATTACTTTCATCATCATTAGTACTATTTTCAATATGCCAATTATAAGTTCTCTGGTGAAATTCGCTCATCGGGCAATCGATAAACTTAAAATACGGTATCGCTTCACCAGCTTTCCAATTACCAACATCCGCCGGTAAGATTAGATCTTTACCAACAAATACTCTGAGAGGATAATATCTAAGATCGACATCTTGCAAAAACGATATATGTCCCACTGATAATTTTCCTAGTTCTTCTAATTTTCCAGGGTAAAGTGTTCGCGAATTGATGAAAAATTCTTTTTTCGTAATCCGTTTATCTTTAGGTAACCAATAATTAACAAGTTCTACAATTTCAGACGGGCTATTGTTAGTAGGAGTAGCACTGAGGGACAAAAACCGCAAATTACATGTATCTAATAACCATTGAATAGCTATCCCACGATTATTTTTGGTTTCCATGTTGTAAGTGTTATGTACTTCATCGGCTATTAGAAGAGAATTTTCGAGAGATTCTAGCATTTGCGTGCTAACTTGCAGTTTACCATTTGCTAAATATTCTTCAAATACTTCCCAAAGAGTGACATCGCTATGTTTTTTTCTCGATCTATAGTCACTTTCGATATCGATCAATTTAACTTCACTACCGATAAATAACCTATTTACAAATTCATCATAACCGTAAAATTTGTAAAATCCTCCGCGGTTTTTATTCGTGATACGTTTTTTTAGGCTTGTGTAATAATCGCGATAATATTTAATATCGTCCGGTAACCCACTCCCAGACATGATTTTCCTTTTAGCTAATTCTGCCTTTTCATTAACTGTGATAAAACCAAATTCCGGATATTCTAGGAGTTCTCGTATAAACGCCGCTTTTGTACCCCCAAACCCTAACACGAATACCATAGGACCCATCGAACCAGTTTTTGTTTTTAGCTTTTTATAAACTTGAATAAATTCATTACCTACGGCTACTCCAGATAAACTTTTTCCAGATCCTGTCGCGTGCTTTAAATGAAATCTTGTATAAGGTGTGTTAGGGTTTATGATGGTTTTTGCAAATATCTGATAAGACCTTAAACGCAATCCAGGAGCATCGGGACCGGGATCCCTAAAATTATGTTTAGGATCGTTCTTTAGAGAGAAAATTTCTTTTCTGCGGATTAAATCAGGTAGGAAGTCATCCGAATTAACGGGAGGATAACTCATGGCAACTATAATATATATATTTTTATTTAAACTACAAATAGTAATTACTAATTACCTATTAGTGATTAAGCAGTTAAGTACTTAAGCAGTTAGTTACTAACTACTGACATGAAAGCAACCGAACTGATTACTAAACTATCTACAGATATTTCTAATTATCTAAGCGGAAACCACTATTTACTGGAATCCCCGGATGGAGATTCTATAAATGTAAAGACTTTTACGTCTCGTGGCCAATTTATAGAACAACTAATTTCGGCACAATCAAATATTGACGCCATTTGTAAGCAATTAAACGATAGCATTCGAGATGCGAAACAAGCCCATGAAAAAGACCTAAATACAGTTAGCTCTATTCTCGGAGGTAATAATAATCAACTCATATCACCAATCGAAAAAGATAATGATTGGACATTAGTCTCTAAAAAACCCCAAAAAAATAATAAAAGTCTAAGGACTTACGCTCAAACTCTAAATGTTCCTATATGTAATATGATCACCAACGATCCTGTCGATATGTTCACGAATATTGCTATTACTGAAACTAAATCTCTCTCGGCTATCACTGTTCTAGATTTTGATTCTGTCAAAAGTGATGGTAATCTTTACTATGTCGAAAACGCGAACCATTTTGCTATTCGCTTGATGGGTTACCTATTTCATGGTAATATCGGGATCGTGTATACCGACGAAAGAGTTCCTGAAAAAATAAAGGATTGTAAATACGCCGGCGGTTGTAGAAAAAATAATAGGTGTGACTATTATCACGACCCGATTAAATTTGCCGGGAGCAAAGATCATCGAAATCATATTGCGGGTTCATTCTTATACATGCCGCCAGATTCTAACCATAAAAATCGGTCACGTAGTCGATGTTTTGGGTCTCGTACATATCTTGATACCGATTTATCACAATTACAACCAGACGATATTAGTCGATTTCACGATCAAGTATTTCATGATCTCTTATGCGCTCTCATTGCTCATAAGTATGGAGCGAGTATGTAAGTATTTATGTTGCATGTTTTTTTACATAATTAAACATCGGTTTAATAAACCTGGCGAGTTTTCCTGAAGTATCAACCCTCCTTAATTCTTCGATATCCATCCATTTGATATCTGCTACTTCTTCTATTTGTTCTTGCGATCCAAACTCAATTCGCGGCTCGATATTATGGCGTGTATAAGCAATGAAATATTGGTTTATATATTTAGTACCAGCGTCAATGTAGGAATAAGTTCTTTTAGCTTCTAACCATAAATGATAGCTTCCTTTTGATACTCTAGTTTCTTCATAAAATTCCCGCATAGCCGTACTGACATCTGATTCTTGTTTATTTTTCTTATGACCCTTTGGTATTTCCCAAATAAGAGTCCCATGAACTGACTTGTTAATCAGTTTTTTTAATCTATCTCCACCATCGGCAGCGAATGTACTTTCGAATTTACTCTTGGCATTAAAGTAATTAATACTTCGCGCGGTATTATCTAACCAAATACGATACCAAATCTGACTATAATTGAGAGAAAGTAAATCGAGTTTTTCTTCTATAGTCATGCTATTCAATAAGCGCAAAATCTCTGAATTATCGTTCGGATTGAATTTTCCGTGAGCAAATACGCTAAATGCATATGTATATCTTTTTTTAATCATTAGTATTTCAGGTCGCAATTTATTGAATCTTATACATGCGATTCCTAGAGAAATTCTTTCGCGGAGTTGTTGTTCGCGTACCTTAGGTTGAGGTTTTTTCCAACTCTGTCTTTCCATTAATGAGTGATTACTGATAACTGATAACTGGGTATAGGTTGATATTGACTAACCATTTGTCTATTTAAAAATTGAAAGTAGTCTATAACTGACCATTAGCTACTATCCATCGATGGACACTTCTCCATTACATACTATATTACGTGATTGGGTTTGCGAACAGGAATTAAATGGTATAAAACAACATAGCGAGGAATGGCAAAAAGTTCGAGTATGTACCGTCGGAGGTTCGTCCTTGGCAACAATACAAGGTATCAATCCATTTAGCACAATTGAGAACTTTGTCAGTGAAAGGCTGGGATTGAGAAAATTTAAGGGTGGTATACAACCCCAATGGGGAAATTTATTTGAGGATGTTATTAAAAGGGTCGTTGAATACGATCACAAATGTACTATTCTCGGCGAAGATCTATATATTCCGGGTGGGATGAATAATCCCGGATTAAGCTATTCTCCTGATGGATTAGCAGTAATCAAATTACCTATCACGATACGTACAGCTTACAGTTTACCAGAGGAGACCATTGTATTGCTAGAATTTAAATGCCCTTATTCTAGAATTCCTGAGGGTAAGGTTCCTAAATATTATATTCCACAGGTTAAAATGGGGTTAGAACTATTAGAATTCCCAACCATAGGCTTATTTGTAGAAGGTGTATTTAGAAGGTGTACTTGGCAGCAACTGGGCTTTGATCCAGAATGTGATCAATTGCTCGTTAAAACAAAAACGAGTAATCCACTGGCTATCGGTATCATAGGTGTTTATTTTAATCCTATAAATAACCTAGACAATAGCCTAACGTTAAAATATAATCGCATGATGGAAATGTATAGAGAAGTATTTGGTGAAGCTGGTTCTATCTCCAATGATTATCTAAATAATGACTTAGGCGCTTGCTCTAGTGAATTGTTTACTTTAATTATTGATTGTATCGATTGTTCTATTCTTACTGCTTACTACGGGAATATCACGTATTCAGATAATACCGCCGATGTCAACGCTTTTGTTAAAAATGAGCTCATCGAGTACAATAAATTTTGCACCAAGGAATGTGTAGT